TGCGCTGGGCGGCGCCATCCTGATGATCGGTATGGGTGTCGGTCTGGCAACCGAGGGTATCGCCAAATTGGTTGATGCCATTGCGAACCTGTCGACCTCGGGCGCCGATGGTGTCCAGACATTCCTCGCGGCCGTCGACGGCTTCATTGAGAGAATGCCCGCGATGGGTACGGCGCTCGGCGAGGGCTTCATCAACTTCATGCAGGTCCTCATCGACAATTCGGGCACTATCGTCGAGTACCTCAAGCTTATCCTGACGTCTGGCGCTCAGGCTATGATTGAGTCTATCCCGACGTTCGTTCAGCTCATGACCACGATCCTCCTGGCGATCATCCAGGTCATATACGACAACGCCCAGGCTCTGATCGACTGCGCCATATTCTTGATCCTGACCCTATCGCAGGCCCTCATTGATAACATGCCGCAGTTGGTCCAGAGAGGCTCGGATGTACTCATATCCTTCTTGGATGGTCTGAGTCAGAAGATCCCTGAGATCGGGACGAAGGCTACAGACTGTATCGTAGCGTTCATCACCAGTCTCGGCGATGAGATGCCACGAATCACCGATGCAGCAGCCAAGACAGTCATCAAGTTCATCAATGGACTTGCCGACGCGATCGAGAACAACTCCGAGGCGATGGCTCAGGCGGGTGTTCGACTCATCAGTGCCATCATTAGGGGTATCGGCACCGGCATCAGGACTCTCGTATCTACGGGCGTCGCGCAGATGAAGAATGCCGGCATTCAGCTGGTCAACGGCCTCAAGAATGCGATCACCGAAAAGCTCTCCTCCATCGCCAGTGCGGTCACGAGCATGGGTAGCACCGTTGTTTCGAAGGTCAAAGCGGCGTTCGGCATCCATTCTCCTTCGAGGGTGATGTACGAGATCGGTGATTTCCTGATGCAGGGTCTTGCGAACGGTATCACCGATAACACCGAGCAGGGCATCGCGGCGGCAAGCACCATGGCCACCGACACCGTCGACGCGCTCTCCAAGGGCTTCGGTAACACGAAGGATATTTGGAACAACGCATTCGGAGAGAACGCTGATCCGACGATCAAGCCGGTTCTGGACCTCTCGCAGGTCGAAGAGGAGGCAGGTCGTCTCAATGAAATCCTCCCACAGGAGGAGATCGCCAGCACTCTCACGTCGACGGCAACCGCTCAGCTTGCCGGACGAGTAGTCACTAGCACTCCTGCGAAGTCGAATGACACCGCCGCCAGCGAGACGTACAACCAGGGCACAAGTCTCGTGTTCAACCAGTACAACAACTCGCCGAAGGCGCTGTCTGAGGCGGAGATCTACCGCCAGACTCGCAACCAGATCGAGCAGGTGAAGGGAGCCATGTACGAGCTATGATTGAGTCAATCGAGTTTCTTACGTACCGACAGCAACGCGTCGTTCTGCCTCTGAGGGATCCTTGGGGGATTGGCGTGGCTGTCAAATCCGTTGACGGCCTGTCGGCTACGAAGGCCTCGATCAACACGACTGAACTGGCTCTTACGGATGTGGCTATATTCAACGGCGCGAGGGCGGGAATGAGGAACCTCAAGATCAAACTCGCGCCGTTGCCCATGCCAGACATCGAGACCAGCAGGCAGCGCATATACTCCTGGTTCCAGATCAAGCAGCTCATGACTGTGTATATCAACACGGACAAGCGCAGAGTCAAGACCGAGGGGTATGTTGAGGCGGTTGAGGCGGACATATTCTCGAAGGAACAGGAGCTCAACATCTCCATCCTATGTCCAGATGCTTACTGGCATGACGCAGACACCAGCATCGACAAGAACCTTGAATGGTCCAGGGAGATCCCATCTTTCGAGTTCGACTTCATGGACCAGCCGTCTCCGTCACTGGAGTTCAGCAAGGATCGCGGCTTATTGTCCGCCACGATCGACTATGAGGGTGATGTGGAGACCGGGTTCACCATGGTTTTCACTTTCCGTCCGGGAGCCAAGCTTCCGATCACGGTGACCGAGACGTTCTCCGGAGACCAATTCAAACTCACCGGGGCATTTCTTGACAAGACGTACTACAAGGTTGACCCCATCGTGGGCGGCGACATCGTCACGGTCAATTCTAGAACAGGGCGCAAGTCCATAATCCGGAACCGGGGCGGTCGCAAGGACAAGTTCATCGCGGCATTGGATCGTAACTCTGATTGGCTCAAGCTGAGGCCGGGCGTAAACGAGTTCCAGATCGCTATGAATGATCCGAATCTCACGGACGTATATTTCTCGACCGACGTTCTCTTCCAGGGGGTGTGACATGTATCTTGCGGTTCTTGACGAATCCATGATCCTACAGCATATTTGCGAGGACTACAAGTCCATCATCTGGACGGAGAGGTTTCACGGGTTTGGCGATTTCAAGCTAACGGTACCTGGAACCCTGGAGAACCTGCAGATCTATCAACTCGACTACTACCTATACACCAAGGGCACGAACAAGCTCATGATCATTGAGCAGATCGAGCTCAATACCGAGTATAGCAAGCAGTCGCTATTGACAGTCAGCGGACGTAGTCTCGAGTCCATATTGGACCGACGGGTCATGCACCCGTATCCGATTTGGGAGGGGACTATTCTCTGCAAGGAGGAGCGAACCCGGGGTAAGGTCAAGGATGTGGTCAAACACTACAGTAACCTGCTCTTCAAGCAGCGAGACTCCCTGGACACGTCACACGAGCGCCATGTCAAAGGCTTCGGGTGGTATTCGGTCGACGAGCTGCCAGAGGGGATTCGGCGGGGGCGCCCCGTTTCGTCGTTGGACATCGGCGACATCAAAGTTAGTAGCGACGGACCAGTCCGCGATATGCGGATACGAAACGCGTCCGGTTGGTCGGCCTATCCGGATTACGATAAGGATCCCTACAGTATGGAAGGTTCCTGGTACAAGGTAGTCCAAGAGCTGACGGATCTGACTATGTCCGGCTGGGCTATTGAGTACGACGGGGAGGACCCATACTATTGGTACGGATACACCTACAACGGCGTAAACCGAACATTCAACCAGGGCGAACGGCCACCGGTAGTATTCTCTCCGAAGTATGACAACCTATCCAAGGCCACCTACTTCAAGTCCAAAGTCGGTACGCGGACCAAAATATTCTCGGGGGCGGTCAAGTTCGAAATCCCCACACAACTAACTCTCGACGCGGAGTATCTTGGCGGTAGTGCTTCTAATAACGCCATGCAGAACAACTCCGTAACCGTGGGAACACCCGGACTTGGTTTGCGCGAGGGATATTTCAAGTCGCCATCTGTCGAGCATACTAACGGCATGATGCAGGATTCCTTGGGGGGTAAGGGCGTTCTCCCTAACGACCCGAAATCCATCCATCGCCAAATCCACGAGCAGTGCAATACTGAACTGTGGCGTCACATGCCCCTCGAGATGTTCTCGGGCGAGGCTGCCCAGCAGTCCATGTATACTTATAACGAGGACTTCTTCCTGGGCGATTTCGTGCAGATCCAGAACGAGTTTGGGCAGCAGGACATCGCTCGGGTAACCGAGTACATCCGCACCTCCTCGGACTCGGAGGGGGACATCTTCTATCCGACGTTCGAGTCCTTGTCCGATATTCAGAAGTCGAAACCGGGGTTGAACATCACATGACAGAGAAATCAGGATTCTTCGTCTCCATCAATGGGGACCGGAAGTACTCCGCTGACGACTTCGGCCGCATGTTCGACGGAGTCATCTCGGACGGCATATTCCAGAACTGGGGTCGAGGCTATCAAGTGGCCAAGGGCTCTGGACGAGAGATCATCGTACAGTCTGGTCGCGCCTGGTTCAAGGGACACTGGATTGAGAACGACGCGAACAAGGTCTACGCACTCACCGAGGGCGCTACGGACGGCGATCGTTACGATGCCATAGCCCTCAGGGTCGACAAGACGCCCAGCGTTCGCTCCGCTGGTACTCGGGTTATTCAGGGAACTTCTGGCGGCGGTGTTCCTCAGCCGACTCAGACGAATGATACCTTCGAAGTCATCATCGCCTATATTCGGGTCCCCAGAGGAGCCAAGACGAACACGGACTTCGAAGTCACGGACTGTCGCGGTAGGGTTGGCGCTCAGTGGGCTCAGTGGGCTCAGAGTGTCCTGCAGCCCAAGCAGATCACTCTGAACAACAAGAACGATTTCCTCAACGCCTTCAACAACGACCCGAATCTCAAGCGAGTCATTACTCGGGGCAACAACCTGGGACGAGTCATGACGCCCGCCCAGAAGGCTGCCATTCGAAACGGGACGTTCGACGGCCTGTGGCTGGGCGACTACTGGCAGTACAACGATAATTCCTGCAAGTGGATCATCGTCGACTTCGACAGATGGCTGGACTACCCGAATGGCGAGAATCAGCACCGAATCACGGTCATGAGCGACCGCAACCTCGGAATCGACAATATTGGCGAGTCTGGATGGTGCGAATACGGCTGGAACGGCTCCAAGATGCGACGGGACTATGCCAATGGCATGGTGCGCTTCTCCACGCTTACCCAGGTCTTCGCCATGTCAGACTTCCGGACGTTCCCCGTTATGGAGCCGCACGGTTACGAGAACACCGGTAATGCCTGGGAGCGCACGGAGAAGGACTGGACCTGGGAGTATCCGCAACTCACCATTCCGTCCGAGTTCGAGATGTTCGGCTCATATCTTGTGCACAACCGCATCAACGGCGACACTCACACTATCGGCCCCATCTCTCGTCAGTTCTCGTATTTCCGTGTCGGCAACCCGATTCCGACCCCGAGCGAGTCCTTCTGGCTCCGGGATCAGATCTCTAAGGACTACTTCGGCCTGTACTACGGCGACCAGCGTCGAATCACTTGGGCCCAGTGGACCGAGAAGTACGGGGTGCGCCCAATCGTTTCTATCGGAGGCTAAATGTCTCATACTGTGGAGCTGGTGATCACCATATTCGGCTCCGTTCTCACCAGTACTGGTCTCTGGGCATATCTCCAGAAACGTGCGGAAAGGCATGATGCCAAGACTCAGCTTATGTTGGGTCTAGCGCACAACCAGATCGTGGCTATGGGAACCGCATATCTGTCCCGTGGTTACATCACCATCGATGAGTTTGAGGACTTACAGAAGTATCTGTATCAGCCCTATCACACTTTCGGCGGAAACGGGACTGCCGAAAAGGTAATGGACGCCGTGAACCGGCTTCCGATCCATTTTCCTGACACCCGAAGAAAGGACAAGCGCTATGTCGCTGTCGAATCAGACCTACAACACTCTGAAGTGGATTGCTCAGATCCTGCTTCCTGCGCTCGCCACCCTGTATCTCGCCCTGGCGGGTTTGTGGGGTTTCCCTCACACTGAGGCGGTTGTGGGTACCATCACCGCTCTCGACACTTTCCTGGGCGCTCTGCTCGGTCTTGCAGCCAAGAACTACGAGCCCGAGGTGGACGGCGTGCTCCATGTGGACCACAAGAACCAGGAGGTCTACGCCGCTCTGGAGACCCCTGCCCAGGACATGACCAAGAAGGACACGGCCACTCTGAAGGTATCCGAGGTCTGACGATCCGCGGAATCGACATGGTCTATAATGATACCCCTCATTTGAAAGGAATACCATGTCCGACAACAAGCCGAACACCAAGAAGGCCCTCGAAGAGGCTTACGCTTTCATCGACGGCATGGATCCCGACAGTGAAGCCTATCGCGAAGCTCTCCGCAGCATCAAGGAGCTTGAGCAGATTCAAGACGCAAAACACCGTCGTTTCTGCCCCAGCCCCGATGCTGTGGTGGGCGCCGCTGGCTCCATCCTCGGAATCCTCGCCATCGTGAAGGCTGAGCAGATCTTCCCAGTCGCCTCCAAGGCACTCGGATTCGTCGCCAAGATCCGCATCTGAGACACGGAAAACCTAGGACCCCACAAGGGTTCTAGGTTTTTCACAAACGTTCTGATTTTCGAAATCCAAAAATTCCCGGGTGGGAAAATTGGAACGCGGATTTTGCAAGGTATATAACGAGACCCCTCACGAAAGGAATGCATCATGTCCAACATCTTCATCGCATTTGGTTTCATCTCCTTCGTCATGTTTCTGTACACCGTCTACTCCCAGGCGCAGCAGATCAAGGCTCTCAAGAAGACCGTCCGCCGCCAGCGGCACCTTCTTAAGTTTGCTTCAGATCAGCCCGCCCAGGACTACGACGAAGTAGAGAAGCAGCTCGAAGAGGACTGGGCCGAGATCGAGAAGATCTTCCGACAGAACTCTACCAAGAAGTGACTCTCACGCCTAGAACCTTCACAGGTTCTAGGTTTTCGCAGAATCAGCAGGGCATATAATGAGACCTATAGACCGAAAGGACCGATCATGCTGATCTCCCGCCTCGTCGAGAGCCTTGTCAAGTCTGTCATCTACTGCGTTGGAATCTACGCCATCGTCAAGTGGGTGCTTTCCCGTTACAAGGTCTCGAAGAAGGACTTCTCCAGCATCATTGACCACGACTCTAGCCTCTAACGCCCGTGCCCCCTAACAAGGGGCATAGGCTTTCGCAAATTCTGCACGCACTATAATGAGACCCCCATACGAAAGGAACCATCATGACCCGCGTCGTCTTTGCCGTTGCCGCCCTCGCCGCCTCCTTCGCCCTCAAACACTACGCCAGCAAGATGATTGAGAAGAAGATCAAGCGAGCTCTCAACAAGAAGATCGCGGAGCAGAACGCTCCCACCAACTGACCCCTCACTCCTAGAACCCAACTCGGGTTCTAGGTTTCTCGATAGAAAGGAACACGCATGGACCACGACGACATCCAGCTGGAATTCTCTGATCCGGATCCCATCACCAATACACAGAAGGTCACTCTCACGGTTCCCGCTGACGTAGCCCCCGAAGTTGCCAAGCAGATGCTCATCAATGCTATCCAGAGTAGCGTGAGCGATTCTGTAAAGACGATGTATCGCGACCACATTCGGGAGCGCGAGGGCAATCCGGAAGAGAACGAGTGGTATAAAGCACTCATCAATATTGGAGGGGGGAGCAAGTGAACCTCACATTAGTCAAAGCTGCCCAGGACTTCGTCGTACGCAACTCGCATCATATCCTCACCGGACTGGCGCTGCTAGGCGTCGGGGCCTCTGTCGCCCTGAGCGTCCATGCGGACCGTCAGATGCAGGAGTGGGATATTGACGACTTCAAGCGCCTCACCAAGGAGCAGCGGATCAAGATCTATTGCAAGATCTACGCTCCTCCGGCCATCGCCGTATTGGCCACAGGAGCTTGCGTCATCGGAGCCCACAGCATCTCGGTCAAGCGCGAGTCGTCTCTGCTCCTTGCCTACGAGGGCACGCGTCAGGTTTACGACCGTTATCGCGCCTCTGTCCAGGATCGCCTTGGTCCTGAGGAGAAGACGATCTCCCAGAATGCCGCGTCCAAGATGGATCCATATCCTCGTGACGCCGCTGTGGTTTGCGGTGAAGGCGACGTCCTATTCTACGACGCCTACAGCGGCCGTTATTTCAAGTCCACAGTCAACAAGATCGACCGTGTCGTCAACGAACTCAACTACACTCTCCTCCGTGAGATGTGCGTAAGCCTCAACGAGTTCTACGCCGGCATCGGCCTCGAGGGTATTTCCTTGGGCGACCAGCTCGGATGGAATGAGCAGAGGCAGATCGAGGTGCACTACGGCGCCAAGGTCTCGGACGACGGGAAAGCCGTCGTGGTGATCGATTTCGTCGTCGAGCCCACGGAGAAGTGGTTCAAGCTTTCGTGAAAGGAGCACCGCCTATAACGAGACCCATCTAGAAAGGAATGACCATGAGTTTCAAAGAGACCACC